CTGCGCGGCAGGGTGCTCACGACGGCGGGAAGGCAAACTCCCGTACCCAGCTTTCGCCGAGCCGTTGCCAATGGCCTTTAAAAATTGAGGCGTCCAAGTAGAGCAGCTAAGGCATTGTAGCCCGCCGCCCCACCTGGGTCTAAGGCTGACGCTGCTGTGGCAGCATAAGGTGCAGCGCGCACAGCCATTCGACCCGCCTTGATAAGGCCATTTTTGAGAAATTGGTAGACCTTCGCGACGTGAATGGGATTCTCATAAAACCATTCTGGCCGTTCATTGATCATTTTGCGAGCAGACAAGAGTGCATGATGGGGGTAAGTTGACACCCCTTTCTGGTAGCGTGCACTGTCGGTCTTGTACTCTATGGTGGTGTCCAAGACTACGTCATACGCATTTGACTGCGTTGCATAGGTCGGGTTGCTGATCTGTATCAAATGGATGTAATCATCATAGTCCAGGTTGAAACCCCTCAACCCTGTGCGAGTGACGTATGAAGTGGTGAACTCCTCCGCCTGAAAGCTGAACTCCTTGAAGGTGTAGACCCCCAGGGCAGCCTTGCCCGTATACTTCTCAGCTAACTTGCCTAAAACTCCAGGAGTCAACGCAAAAGGCAGCGCCTCACGGAATCGTGCCGCGATGACCACCCCCTGCATATTCAACATGGAGCTAGTATTCGATACGAGCAATGCAGAGGCATTCACTCTGGCTTCCTCAACGATTGTTGGGTCACCACCATCGTCCGCAATGTTAGAGAAATCTGGACTGTAAACATTTGCCCAACCCGTAGTCACCGACGCCAGGCTGCTGATATTCAGCGTCGCAGTGATCGGATACGTACCCAGGGGTATGGTCTGCGTGTGCAAACCAATTACCCTGAATGCATAATAACCATTGCTCGAGGCTGTGAAAACGTACGACCAGGCAACCCCACCAGTCACATTGATTGAAGCCCGGGTGACAAAACCTGGGCCCGAGCCCATACCAATGTAATTGTGGATTGACAGATCAAGCTCGCCTGTGCCGGAACCAGAGTAAGTCGACGAAAGTGTCATCGTATCAAAGGCATTCATTAGCACATAGGATAATCCATTTGAAACTCCCACAGGCAACATCTTGCCGTGAAAATAACCATTGGTGCCACTCCCATATGCGAACGGACAGAAAGCATTAACTTCCACAGAAGTGCCAGCAACGAATCCGTCGCCTCCCCAAGGGTCCCAACTCGAGGAGACGCTTCCGTCGCCGACAAACTGCATAGAGTAGTTGCTACTCACCTTCGTCCTCGTGACGAGGTACTGCCGATAAGGCTGCCCATACAATGCAAACACCACGTCGCCAGCATTCCAGTTCGCAGCGACCGTCGTGGCATTGACGCTATTGACCGATTGAATGTCTCGCAAGGTCATGGTCGCAGTCCGAGGCATGTCTATAGTTGGCATTCTCACATTCGGATACTCCGCCGGCAACGCTAGGGCCAAGCCGAGTGCTGCTTCCGCTGCACCGAACTTGCCCATGCGCTGTGGGATCAGCGCCATGTTCACATTCTTCTTCTTCTTCCTAGGGGGAGGTGGGGCAGTGCGCACACGAGGAGGATTCCTGTAAGACACGGTCACCGCCGGCGCCCGTGTGTCTCTCCTCCTTGCTGCCCGCGCCTGCCGGCGCCTCCGTCGCGCAATTCGCTGTTGTTCTGTAGGCATCTCTTCTCGTAATACAAGAAGGTCCCAGTCCCACCCATCAACCGGCTCACATGCATACTCCCTCACCATAGGTAAGGTTTCGCAAGGTGCGGGGACGCCACTCCCCGAGGGCCCAAAGGGCCCGTTGCACCGCTCGTGACAAAGGAGTCACAACAGTCGCTTGGCAGCCTCCAACCACGCTGCCCGCACCTGTTTCTCTCCCTCCTCATCGCCACAAAGTCGAAGGTTACCAAGCGTATACAAGCCATCGTACAATCGCTCAAGTTCCATGTAGGAAGGCGGGAACTGTTCGATATAGCGATCGAGATACTCACTCTCTAGCAAGCCGTCTCGATGCCAAACCAGCAAGTGCAATGCGCACACTTCAGTGCCCATTTTCTTTGATTCAAACAGCTCTTTGTCCTCATCCCGATCCTGATGCAGGAAATTCGCGAACGTTCTTGGCAAGTCGAAGGGGACACGCCACACCAAGCCATGCATGGGCACCAAAGTACGGGAGACAAATGTGGGGATCCTAAGGATATAATCCCTAAGACCCTCACAGTCTTCCCGACGAACATGCCCCTCACGCTTGATCTTCCACGCTGGGAAAATCTCCGCTGCAAGCTCGTAGTAACGATCATCAGCCGCCCACTCGAACCCTGGCCCAAGCAAGCGGAATTGGTCGTCACCACAAAACCGCGCAAAGACTCCTCCATCTATCTCGTCGCAGCTCACGTGCCTCCCCTCATCTTTCGCCCTCTCAAGCGCCAGGATGTAGCTGACTACTCGGTTGATGACTGAATTCACCCGGATGGTATTTGGCCATCCAGATGGCATGCCGCCATCTTTCCAAACGCGTTGCCCATCCGGCAGCACCATCAAGGTCTCGCTGCATTCCTCAAACATAAAACGGTTGACCGCTTCAGGCAGCATAGGATCCAGCATTTTCATGTAATACATGAAATACATCTCAAGGAACAAAGCCGGAACTGATCGATCCCAACCCGTCACGTCCGTCGCATCTGCTGCCACACTCTGAACTATAGCCTCAAGGAACTCCTGCCGCAACGGCTCAGCCGGATTCTCACCCGGCTCATACTCATCGCAGCAAGCGGTCCAAGCGGCATCATTCTTTTGATAGCACAGCAGATACAACGCCTTCAATTCCATCGGGGGGCCTTGTATACTCCTCGTGTCGGGCATGGGCCGTGCGTTCAGCTTCTTCAACTTGTACTTGTCCTTCTTGCCAAAGACTGTCCAAGTGTAGTGCTGCAACTCTCCTTTCAACAGCAAGTGGAACCTCTCCAGTGTATCCACCGCCAACTGTCGCAGCCCTGCTTCCATGCTAGCCTCATCATCCGCGCCAAGGGACGCGCCCAACAACTTCAACTCTTCGCCCTGGCGACCGCGACCGTGCCCCGCACTCGCGGTCATATCCAAGCCCTCTCTCAGGACCTCCACGAGCACATCAACACTCGGCTCGCGGAAGGCGGTAAAGGCTCTCGCCTTGTCCGTGTACGCCACATGCGCGAACGCGGCGCAAACGCTGCTCTTCTCCGCATTGACCTCTGGCTCAACCTCGAATTTGCTCACCTCCGCCCGCACCATCGGCGGTGTGGGCGTAAGCACAACGTGTTCCACTCCCAGAACCGGGTTGGTATGGCGCAGAGGGACGACTTTTAATTCATCCTTCCGCGTCGCCCGTTC